TTTGTTGTTAGTGGGGCACCATTTGGTCCTCCACCTAACTCAATAACAGGATCTTGAACAACTAAATTATTGACGTTAACATAACTTATGTTACCACCAACTGTTAAGTTACCCGCGATACCTGCATCACCTGATACAGTTAAGCTAGTTAAGTTACCAAGACTTGTGATATTTGGCTGTGCATTTGTATAAACTGTGCTTGCAACTAACGCATTGCCTACTTGTCCAGTTACATTAGCACCTACAATATTTGACAATCCACTAGCATCGCCGCTTAAGTTACCACTAAAACTTATACTAGTAGCATTAGCACTAATTGTTTGAGCACCTAAAATAATTGAATTACCAGCTAGATATAAATCCTTAAAACGATTTGTATTGTTACCCAAATCATATGTTATGTTAGCATTGGGTGTTATATCACCACCTACGACTAATCCAGTTAGTGTACCAACACTAGTTATGTTTGGTTGTGCGTTTGTTGTTACAGTACCTGCTGTATTAGCACTTTCAGATGTGTTAGCAAATGTTGCGTTTGCTACTGCTCCAGAAACATTACTACCTGCTACACTATATGCTTCTCCTGCAAAGTTTGCATAATTGGCATTATCAACATTATTGACTGTAACCCATGCTAAATTAGTTGCACCATCAGTACCTAATACTTGTCCATTAGTACCATCGTAATTTGGATACAACAAATTTTGTATTTTAACGTTTGCGGCGTTGATTGTGATTTCATTACCAATATCACTACTATTACTACCAATTTGAATTACGCCACCGGGGCCGCTACCTTCACCATTATAATTACTAGATAATACAATTTTTTGTGTGTTATCATCAGCAACAATATCATTTAATCTAGTAGTGCCATTAATTCGTAAAGCACTGAATGTTACAGAATCAGTAGTATTTAAATTTTGATCGAATGGGTTACCTGAAGGTGCCCAAACACCATTTCCATACAACACATTTGATGTAGAACCATCTAAGTTTACTGTAGCAATGTTTCCTATTCCAGATACATTGGCGACTGCAACGCTATTTGCTGTATTAGCAACGTTTGCGTTGCCAGCAAAGTTAGCAAAATTTGCAGTTGGTGCTACAATTCCAGTTAATTGACTACCGTTACCTATAAAATAATTAGCAACAATATTGCCATTAGCCGTTAATACATTGCTACTGTAGTTAAATTTAAGTGCGTCACTTGCGCCAGCATTGCCTAATTGATTAAACAATACTGCTGTATTTGTTCCCGGAACTGTAAGATTACCGCTAATGTTACCAATAACGTTACCAAGAAAGAACGGAGCAGTAATGTTGCCGCTACTTGTTAACGTAGTTAGTGTACCTAAACTAGTGATGTTAGGTTGAGCAGAAACTGTTACGTTACCTGCAAAATTTGCAAAGTTTGCAGTTGGTACATTACTTATTGTACCGATTGCCGCACGACTAATCTGCACTTGCACATTAGGTGGTGGAGTTAATGCAACTTGTACATTGCCTGTGTTTGTTACGATTACTTGATTAGCCATATTAATAATTGATTACCCCATCTGAATTTACCAAGAACAATAAAAATACTGCTTGGTCATATGCTGGTTGACTACCAACTGCTGGGAAACTTATCTTTATTCTACCCGTGAAACATGCTGGTTCTGCGGCAGATATATCTAAGTCTGGATCTCCTGCGATCAAGTCCCATGTATCATCATCTACAGTTAATGTAAAAGTACCTGCAGTTGTATTGATGTTAGTGATTGGTAATACTATTGGAGTGGGTGCTACACGATTCATACGCATTGTGCCAGTTGCAGTAGTTAAGTTAAATATACCACCACCTTGTGTAGCACTGATTGTAAATGTAGTTTCAGTTATGATTGTTTTTACATAGTATGTTGTGTTGATCGCAACACCACCAAAGACTGCTCCAACAAACTGTACAGGTTGATCTACGAATAGATCGGCAGTTGTAGTACATGTAAATGTATCATTTGTAGTTTCTGCGCTTGTGATAGTTGTGATGAGAGGAACTAATGGGTAATCATAGATTTTGAAGTCTATACCAGTTCTGCTGTCTTGATAGTCTACAATTGCTCTGCGAACGATTTGTGCATTGATAGTAGCACCAGTCAAGTTTACCGGTGTTGTGCCAGTTTGCCATCCACTTGTATAACTTGTGATGGTTGACCATTCAAAGTTCCAAAAGTCTTTTTGGTTATAAATTAAGTTTTGCGCTAATACTTGTGCGTCAAAACCTGCCACTTGGTTAAGCGTGGCTTGCGTGAATTTTGCCATTCTATTTTCCTCTGCTGTCTCGCATCTTAACGAACTACTGCTGACTCGCGGCAGTTCGTGTGTGTGATATTGTATTTATGCTTTTTTAAAAAACATAATTGGTTGCATTAGCTTGAGTACCAAAGTTAGTAATACCAATATTATTTTGGCTACTATCAACTATCGGAGTGTTAATTCCAGTAACTGTTGAATAATCAAAGTGTAGTAACATTTGTGTGTCACTATCAGGAATAAATGGACTTGTATCTAATGTATAACTTGCACCGCTATAGCGGTTGACTGTACTGATCCTAACTTCATCAAAATACACAAGTTGAGAAGGTGTTTGATTTTGTGGAAAGAAAGAAAAATTTACACTGTTATTGTAAGTAAAGGTAGAACTTGTAAAAGTTTGTGAATTAGAATAAGATCCTGTAGCATTTTTTTGTATATTTTGTCTATTCCCATTTACATACATTGTAATAGTAGTTGTTCCGGCAGTTGTAGTAAAAACTAATGCAACTCCATACCAATTACTATTAGTAATAACTCCGGTATTTGTTCGAAAACTTGCACCGGGTGTTCCAGGAAAAGCAAAATTTAATCTACCTGAGCTATCTACAAAAGTACGAGCATATGTAGGAGGAAATCCTGTATTGAAATTTCCTATCCATATGGGCCCTGATCCATTAGTTAAGCTAGTATAATTAACTCTGTATTCTAAGGTATATCCGGTACTATTAGTAACATCTAATACGCTATTGGGTACTCCTAATGAATAGAATCCATATGGTGTACCTGCACCAGTCGTACTAGGAAAATAACGACTACCCGAAAATATTGTTTGAGCACTATGATTATATGTCAACGCCCCCAAAGATGCTGTGATTGGCATTATACGTATCCTGTTTTACTTGCTAATACGTTGTATGTATTGGCTGCTGTTTTTAAAATATTAAAAGTATACACATCTTGTCCATTAACAGTTCCCGTCGACGGAGCTCCTGGAAAGACCCAATATGGTGTAATAGTTGTTCCATCGATGGAAATAACGTTTGCATAGTATCCATCTATACCATTAATATTTATAAAAGTACAAGTCATACTCTGATTACTATTCATAATAGAATTCAATGTAGTTGAACTGTTACCACGAATATTTAATGTAAAATTGCCAACAGCATTTGAAGTATTCAACAAAATTGCTTGCGTTAATATATCATAATTAACAGTGCCTGTTGCCGCGGTCGCATTAGAAACAAACTTTTCTTTTGCTTGTTGAATACTAGTCGTACCGGTAGTAGCAATATTTCCAGTAACACTTAAACTTGTTAATATACCTAAACTTGTAATATTTGGTTGAGCAGAATTAACAACATTACCAGCAAAGTTTGCGTAATTGGCGTTACTAGAAATAACAGCATTACCGGCAAAGTTTGCATAGTTTGCATTTGCAACATTAAATGTTCCAGTAATATTACCAACTACGCTTAAGCTACCAGGTATATTAACATTACCACTTACTTCATTAAATGTAAAACCTGTGTTGCCACCAAACGTGCCATTATCATTATATTGAATTTGTGTATTGCTTCCACCCGGTGCACCATTACCACCGCCGCCAGCCGCTGCCCAATCTAAATTACCAGTACCATCAGTCTGTAATACATATCCGTTTGTACCACCAGTAATTTTTAGATTAGCAACATTGCCCAATGCTAAATTGCCACTGGTATATGTTGCAGTTGGAATGCCGGCTAATAAACTACCGTTATTATATTGTAGTTCACCAATATTACCACCAGCACCAGGACTAATACTAGGATTAATAGTTAACTGTATATCAGTTGGCGTAAATGTTATATCGTTAGGTTCTACAGTAAAATTAATACTGTTATTACTAACTGTAAAATCTAAATTTATATCAGACATTATTGATACCTTACGATCATTCCAATTGGTTCTTTACTTACACTTACTCTTGTACTTAATGCGTCAGTGCGTGTTACAGTTAACGTAACAATAGCAATGTTTGTATTTGCCGCACTATTAGCTAATGTAATTGTTGGACCACCACCAGTAGCGCCAGTTAAGTCTGCTGGTATATACAAATAACCAATGCCAGTTGCTGGAGTAGTGAACGCCGCTGTTAAATTACCACCGGTATATGTGTTACCACTTAATGATAAGTTACCCACTACAATTTCTGTTGGTATGGCAGCATTATATGTAATGTTATCAGCAACATAATATTTTACACCGGTGCCCAATGTCCATGCAGTTGTATTGATTGGACTACCTACACTATCAGTAAACTGAAAAGGAAAAGTATACGCTTCCCCTGTGTATATCTCTATACATTGCATCTCTGTGCCGGCGATTGTGATCGTCTTTGATCCGTTTAATAGTAAACTCATTTTATTTCCTTATTGTTTCTGGATCGATGCCTTCAGCTACCAATCTGTTTTTTATTTTATTCACTTGTTCATAGTATCTACTAGTACCATTTGTTTGATGAATATCATAGTCTTTTGCATAATCTATTAGTTCATCAATAGGTCCACTATTGATGAGTGATTCGATCTCTTGCAGTTTTTCATGTAATTTAATTGCGTTAAACATTTTATCTTATATCTATTTATTATTTTTTGCTTTTACTCATTGAGATACCACCTTCGACAAAATCTACCTTAGCTGAGTTGAATAATCTAATTACTATTCCGCCACCATCTATAATAGTACCACCAAATAAAACTCTTTCTAAATCTATAACAAATGGTACGCCGGCAAACAATTGATAGGTAGTATAATACTCTGCTTCAGTTAAAATCAATCCTGGATTGCTAGAAAAAGTAACAAAAGGACTTAACTGTATTGCACAATCTGCATTAGAAATACAAGTAGCGTTCCAATTGATAGCTAATTGTTCATATGTTTGAACTGGTACGCTAGTTTTTTTATAATCAACTGCATACCAATTTAAATCACCATTATATATATTTAAATATCCAGAAAAAGGTGGTGTCATCACCGCAGTACTATTTGTTGAATAGCCCATGCCAGTAGTAGCATTACCAGACCACCATGGATTAAATCCACCAGTACCAGAATATACAGAAGATATAAATTTTGGACTATCTAAGTTTGCAGTGTTTATGTTACCAAATGTGTTTATATTTACTGGCAGTGTAGTTACGTTTCCGATAAGATCAGAAACTTCATAATTATATGAACCTACATTGGTAGAAACCAAAGCACTATTACCTATTTGATTGTACCCAACACCACCGTTACCAGTGTTGCTATTCCAATTAGTTACACTAGGTCCGCCCCACACAAAGCCCGCGCTACTATTACCTTGTTTACCTGCAATGTCATTCCGTGCAGTAGCACTCCAATAGTATGTTCCTGGATTTAAGTCAGCAACGTTAATTGTAACTGTGCTATTTGCACTGTATGGTGTACCATCACCGATTTGCACACTACTATATGATTCATGTGTTTGTAAATTGCTACTGTTACCAACGTTGAAATCCATGTACAATGTAGTGCCCGATGTTGGTACATTGCTACTTACAGTAAAGTAATTAATTGCACCATTAGCAATAGGACCATTCAATACTATAGGAGTTGTTGGTCTATCAAAGATATTCGGGTCAGTTAATCCAGTGTTGCTTGATTCAACAAAGTCTTGTATTGGATCATCAGCATAGACTGTACTATTATATTCAAACGCAGTAATACGTGCGCCTAAGCTGCCATCATCTAGTTTAGCTTCTTGTACTTGCGATACACGGAATAGTTTACCATAACCACTGTTAAACGCTTCCCAACCATATGGTACATATGGCACTGTAATCACATCACCAGCTTGTACTTGTATACCACTATAGTCTAATGTAAAGTCAATAACTAAGTCTTCACGACTTTGTAGCATTCTACGCAAACCAAGATATGTTGATTGCAAATAACTATTAACTTGTGGAAACTGAACTGTTAGTTTGTTCTCTGGTTCGTTATAACTCATAACTTCTGGAGCAAAGTCAATTAAGTTTATAACCTTAAAGTTTGTTTGATCGTTAACTTGATTGTCAGGGAACTGAACTTCAAGTTGATTATATGCGTTGTTTAAGTCAATTGGATTGACGTTGATACCACTAATCAATACACTATCAGTTACCTGATATAAACCAGCTATTGTTGTGCCATCCCAATCATATGGTCTGTTGACAACTACTGTCCATTCACCTGTCAATTCGCTGTACTGCAACCAACTGTCACAGGCATCAACTAATTCTTGCAAGTTGTTAAGACAATTTTGACCTGTGTTGACAGGACCATTAATACGATATCTTGGTCGTGTTGCTGTGCCACCACCTACTGGAATGTAATCAACCAATTCGTCACTGTAGTCATTCAATGAAACAAAGCTGGCTGAATTTATAAATTGCAAAGCACAACCATATCTATCGTTTATCATGTAATCTAATAACACATCACCCGGCTTAGTTATGCTGTTAGTTAATTCTACATTCATTTGTTCTAAACGAGTTGTATTAGCATTTGCATCATAACTTACTTTAACAATTAAAAACGCTGTGTTTGCCATTTGCGCTGATTGTCCACCATCAGTATAGATAGGACCATTCCAACGTTGGTTTGCTGGAATAGAACTATCACTCAATAATGTAATTGCGTTCGTGCCACCTGTGCTGATACCACTTGCAGATCCATTAGGAAATTTATAGATGTAAATTTTACCATTAACTGACTCGTCAAGTTGCACTGGATCACTATTAGTTTCCAATCTAATAACTTTTGCGGTATCAGTGCCATCAAATACAACTTTCTTTCCAGCCCAATAAATATCACCAAATGTGTATGTGTTACTACCTGTTACTTCTGCTAACGCACAAACATACCACATAGTCTTTTGGTCTTCACTAATCTTTGCATCAGTGATGATTGGAGCCAAATATGCTGTACCATATGATACTGGTAGTTTGTTGTTACTTGCTGGTGGTAATTGAACACGACTACCAGCATCGCTTGTGCCGGCGGCTGTCCTACCTGCTTTATTGGCAACAAGTTTAGTAATACCAATTGTTAATAATGTGCGTGCGGCAAAGCCTGCGACTGCACCAAATATACCCCCGCCTACTGCCGCACTAACTGCGGCTGCTACTGCTGTAAAAACTGGCATCTTGTTATACGCTCCATGTTGTTTCTATAGGTCTAAATCCAAAACGACTGTAATCTAAATTTTGACCATTCATTTGACTAATTGTGTATGAGAACAGTTTATCACTGTCTTTTAGGTCATCACATAGTTCAGTGTATTTCTGAAGCAAGCGATAGCCTGCTGTACCACCACGATGTTCTGTATCTACCCAATAAGCAATTTCATTCATAATCATTTTTGTATTGTCCCACAAGAATGGAACTTTAACTGCTAATAACATTCCTACAAGATGATTTGGTTCTTTCTCAGCAACTAGTGCCATTCCTCCACCAATCAATATCATTGTAAGAATTCTTAATCCTGCTTCTTCATTTGTTACATCTAATCCCTTAATTGATCCACTGTCATGGTAGTTCCACAACATTCTTTTCAATTCTGGGATATCAAATTTATTTGCTAATCTAACTTTCATTTGTTAATATCCACTTGTTTGTGTTGATTCATTTGTTATTTGTGACTCTTGCGCTGCCGCACTATTTGTAGACGCTTTCTTCAACGGTGCTTTACCAAAGTCAAAGTTTTGATCGCTGATACTGTATATATTGTTCATTGAACTATCAGTACTGTTAAACACTTGCCAACTTGCTGGATTAGTCTTACGACCAGCGATACGATTCTCTAATACACTCTTAAAACTGCTTGCGTTAACTGTAACGGTGAAGTTGTCAGTATCTTCAATTAATTGTAAATCTTCTCCGATATTATAGCTTGTAACTATGCCCGTAAAGCGATGTGCAGTGTTTGCTAATACATAATTGTTGTTGTAGAAACCTCTAGTGATTTCAATCTTACTGCCCTTAATCTTCGTACCTAATGCCGCATATATGTTGTTACCATCGATACCACTTAATGTAATTGATGTATCTGCACTGGTTGTGCGAAGGTCACGTTGCTGTACACCAACTGCAAGTAGTCCACCTAATGGTGTATATACCTGACCATCGATTGTTTCTTCTTGGTATGCACTACTAAAAGTATAAACACTTGTGTTTGCTGAGTTGCTTACATCATTGTAGATTGTAAGTTTAATAAACTCAGCATTGATGACTAATAACTTATTACCTGATACTGCTGGTATATTTTCCATTACGCGGCTCCTACCCATTCATAAAGTTCAAAACTATCACTAAATTCAAGTAACGCATTGTTAGTTGTTGTAGTGCCATTACCAACATAACCACCTACAGTTAACTTGTATGTTGGCATGTTAGGACAGAACATACGGAACTGACAGTTGTTACCAACGATGATACCTAAACCAGTAAGTGTACCAGTTAGTATGTTTGGTCTACTTGTTGTAACGACTACTGTTGATCCACTACCACGCAATACTTGTGTTGTGCTAGTGAATGGGTATGGATATTGATTTGATGATCCAATCTGTATCAAATCGTTTGGTTGAAATATAACTGCTGTACTTGCCGCAGTGATACCACTAACGTTTAATGTTAGTGTATTGCCTGTCCAACTAGTAACAGCTATCGTTGCTAATTGACCACTAGTCATTGCACCTTGATAGCTAAACATCCAATTGAATGCGGCTAGATTACTGAATGTAACTACTTGTGGTGTAGTTCTGTCTAATGTATCTAATGCTTCCATTAATGCACGACCTTCACTATAACGAAAACTGTTTGGAACATCTAATGTAAACTTCCATGGATTCTTTGTAGGTGTTTGACTTACTCTAGGAATCTCGTTTCTTGTGTATTGTATACCAACTACTTTACGACGGTCAATCAATAGACCATTACTAGCATTAATAATTGTTTGTAAACCTGACATCTTTTATTCCTTATCTGTTACCATATGGTAATTCTTTTTGAGCCATTTGTATTGTGCCCAGCATTGTCTTACGATTCTCAGCAAAGAATGTAGCAACACTTCTAGCGTCAATTGCTGATACGTTATAAACATAATTGTTATTGATAGTTTGACTACCACCGCCTAATTGATTGTTAGGTACAATTGTACCTGCAGTCTTTGGTACGAATAACTCAGGACCTTTCTCACCAACAATACTTGGCTTGTTGATTGGGGGCTGTCCACCATTAGCAAAACCAAACAATGATCCTAAGAATGATCCTGCTCCACTTATCGCCATTGCGGCTTGTTTCTTCAATTCAATTCTTAGCAAATCTTTGATGATAGAGTTAGCCATATCTTTGAAGCTGAACTTACCACTTTCAACAAACTTATCAATAGCACTATTCATACCATTTGTAACTGCATTAAATTGTTCACCTGCCATCTTAGCGGCATTAGTTGCACTATCCATATAACTATTGAATGCATCTTTCCAGCCAGTAGCCCATGTACGGCTAACACCTAAATTAGCTGATTGTACATTAGCAATATCTTGGTATCGTTGAGCAATCAATGCAAGACCATCAGCTAACTTCTTAGCATCTTCTGCACCCATATCTTCAGCACTGAATTGCTCACTGAATGCACGACCTGCTTCTAATGCGGCTTTACGGGCATTCTCTTGTATCTGAGCAAATTGTTTCTCAAGTGGTGAGCGTTTCATCTGAGCACCCTCAAACTCTGCTTCACCTATTTGACTTTGTGTTTGTTGACGAATCTGTAACAATGATTGGTCGTAAGCAATTTGTTTTTGCAATGCTTGATTGATACGCTCAATGTTGTTTAGTCTATCTTGTTCTAATAATTTTAAGCCATGCAATCCACTCATAGCCTTACTAACACGGGCAACATCTATTTCTGATTGTTCTTGTATCTTTTTAATTTGAGCATCATAAACAGTAATAAGTCCTTGCTCGTCTTTGCCCAATGCTTGCTTTGCTAATCTTAACTTATCTGATTCAGAAGCGGCACGTTTGTAAATTTCTTCTTGTGCTCTAATGATATCTGCTTCTTCTTGGCTCTTACCAACAAGCATCTTCTCAACGTTGATGTTATCTACTAGTTGATTGTTCTGATCTTTAAATGCTTTGGTAATGTTTTGAATCTCTTGACGCTTTTTAGCTAATGCGTCTGTTACTTCACGATTAGCCGCTGATTCTGCACCAGCACCCGCGCCCGCGCCTGCACCCGCGCCTGCTTCTGGAGCTTTGGTGTCGTTTCCACCTAGTCCCATAAAGCCGGCGACTGCTCCACCTATAGTACCAATCATTGTGCCAACGCCACGCAACGCTGTCATTAGTTTACCATTGGCTGCAAAACTTAGTGCGGCTTTTTCTGCGCTGGCGGCCGCGGCTGTACCAAATCCTGCAAAGTAAGTTCGTAACTGTGCTACAGCAGGACCAACTGCGGCTATACCTCTGGCAAACATACCAAAGAAACGAATAACTGCCATTGCGGCTGCGCCACCAAATACAGCAAGTAATACTACGCCTATTGTCTTAACGATAGTCACTAATTTTTCAATGTTTTGACCACCATCACTAATCTTGTTAACCATTTCAACTAATGGAGCTGTAACTTGCAAGAATGCAATTTTCAGATCCATCATTGATTTAGCCATTTTATCGTTTAATGCGGCTGCTTCTTTAATTGATTGACCATACTTGTCACCTGATCCTGCGGCTTGATTGAGTTTGTCAACCATTTCTCTTGGGTCAACTGTTCTAAAACTCTTACCAAAGATATCCATCTTTAATGCGGCTTCACGACTCTTATCAGTGATTTTATCGAAACCTTGCAAGGCTTTTGATAACAAATCAGTTTCACTTAATGTGCGTAAGTCTTGTAGTGTTACACCCAATTCAGCAAAGGCACTTTGTGTTTTTAAACTACCTTGTGCGGCTTCATCAATACTTTGTGTGAATTTAACAATGCCACCTGCCATTTGATCGGCTTGGCCACCGGCTGCAACTAATGCATCTTGATATTCAAGTAATCTACCAATAGCGATACCTGTAGCGTTTGACAAATCAGATAAATCATCAGCCATCATAAGTGCTGAACGACCAAACGCCGCAAAGCCTACGCCAGCCAATGCAGTTTTTAATCCGCTAAATCTTGTACCAAGACCTTGCAGTTTTTTATCTAATGTATCTAATTGACCTAAGCCATTTACGCTTACATTAATATTTGCGGTTGCTGTTGACATTTATTATTTCCCTTTAACGATTTTATCCACACGCTGTTGAATAAATTCTTCTGTTGGTTTAGTCATACCTTCTGGGGCTTGCTCACTGCCTCGCATCCCTCTACTTGTCATATGACGACCTTTATCTAACACTTCAGCATATTGGTAATTTGCTTGAATTGTATTTCCTTTTAGTTTGGTATTGCGTTTTGCATTACCAGAGCGAACGGGAGTTTGCTTTAGAAAAAATTGGTAGGCTTCTTTAGGGATGTTGTTCAATTCTTTTTTCATCTTTGACAACATCTGACTAACATCACCTTTAAACGATGCATCTAAATTAACCATTGTTCATTTCCTTATTCTTTCTAAGCATTTCCATCAATTCATCTTGTGTATAGTCTGGTATTGGTTCTTTACC